TACTAATACTATAAATTCTGGATTTAGATTTGGATTTGGTGATCCGACTAGTGGATCACAGCAATATGCAAATGGTGATGATGAAGTATTAGTATATGGAGCACAAATAGAAGATGGTAGTTTTGCTACTTCATACATTCCTTCTGTAGATTCGTCCTCATCTGTAACTAGACAAGCTGATTCACCATATATTGATGGTGAAAGTTTTGACGAATTTTATAATCAATCTGAGGGTACGATAGTTTCATCTCATAGTATTTTAGAAGGTATTTCTGCAACTCATAATCTTTATACTTATCAAGTAGCACCCGACTCTGGAACTGCAGAAGCACCTTTTAGATTGTTAGATAGAAATGGTGCATATGGAAATACACTTGTAGCTACATCAATTAATAGTAGTGCTAATGTATGTTTCTTTAAAGCATCTGGAGATCCAGTGACTGCCGCAAATACAAAAATGAAAGTTGCATTTGCGATTAAAAAAGATGATTTTGCTGTATCATTTAATGGAACAGCAACTCAAACTGACACTGCTGGTCTTGTATCTGGAGATAATGATCATCTTTCAATTGGATATTATAAACCATCTCCACAAGCATATCTGAATGGACATATTCAGAGGTTAACTTATTACCCCAAGCGTCTCACCAACGCTCAACTCCAACTACTTTCTTCTTAGAACAATGGCTACTAATATCGGAACAGGACCACAGGATATTCCACTCAACCAATTCCTTGGTGAGCAAGCTTTTCTAGACAAACCATCTAAAGTTCCTGCGTTTGTTGTTCAATTAAACAACGATAATGACCAAGGTGGTCAGAATTCTATAATCACGGACAACAGTAGTCCTGGTACTATTATCATACCAGAAGATGTAAAGTATGACAATTATGGTGCATACAGCACTGCAACAGGAGAGTACACAGCTCCTATTGGTGGACTATATTATTTTACTTTTACCTCTAACATGAGAACACAAGGTCTTTCAGGTTCTAATAGTGTAATTGTTAATCAGTATTATGTTAATGCGACAGAATATATTAGAGCGTATGAAACTTATGGTAACGGTCAAAGTTGGAGACATAAAACTTTTACTGCATTAATTCCTTTGGTTGCTGGAGATAAAGTTACTTTTAGATCTTACAATAATGGCGGTAATCATTATTTTGATAGTGATGGAAAGTATACTCAATATAGTGGAATGTTAGTATCATATTGATTGGATAAATACATCAGGGTATCTCTAATCTAAACTCAAATGGCAATCAATTTTCCCACTAGTCCCAGTACAAATGATACTTTTACTGCAGGGTCTATCACATACAAATGGGATGGAGCTAAGTGGATTGGACTGGGTGTTACTCCTACTGATAAATTAATTGAGGGTAGTAATAAGTTAGAGATTGATGGTAGTAATAATCTAGTTTGGACTGGTGGTGATGCTAAGTTTGGTGGATCCTTGGAAGTTGGTGCCAACATAGATCTAACGGATTCCACAGTTGATCTTTACTCTCAAACAACAAACGCAGCATCGAAAACTTTCCAACTGTTTTCTGATATAGGCGGTACAAAAACAGAGAAATTATCCATTACAGCAAACGGTGCCGCCACTCTTGGTGGTGTTTGTAAGGTTGACCGTACTGTATCGGGCGATGGTTGCTTCCACGCCGCATTAAATGGGACAGTAAAAGCTTCTATCACATCAGCAGGCAGCGCCACGTTTCTTGGTGATGTTGGCATTGGAAGTAGTGCTAGTCCTAGAACTGAATTGGATTTATTTGATGGACAACTATCATTTAGTCATAGAACAGATTATTCAATAAGATTTTATAATGGTACTGGTAATAACTGGTCTGCAATACTTAATCCTAGCATTAATGATGGAACTAACGCTTCTGCGCTATCATTTAAGGTAGCTACAGGTGAAGCACTTCGTATAGATACTGCTGGCGAAGTAACAAAACCAAGGCAACCAGCATTTATTGTTAGGTATTCTGTTAATGAAACCACTTGGAATGTAGCGACAGACGGTTGGACAAAAATTCCTTTTGACGAAGAAAATATGGATAGGGGTGGTAATTTTAATACTTCTACTAGTGAATTCACAGCACCAGTTGCTGGTACGTATCTGTTCGGAGCAGAATTACAATTAGAAGCTCCTAATGGAATTAGTAGCGGTTATCTTACAAGTGGATCTAATTGGATGTATATTACTTTCATAGTAAATGGTTCTACAACATTGGTTGAAAGTGAAGGTGGAACTAGAACTGATGCTAATTTCAATTCGATGTATAATTCATATAATCCCACTCACCTATTGCAATTAGCTGCTGGCGATACAGTTTGTATGTACCGCAATGGAAACTATTCTACTATTAAATTTAAAGGTGGTGGCGAATCTGTTTTCTGGGGATACTTGGTAGGATAAATAGAGCTGTTGTATTATGTGGGAGATATGTCAGAAGAAGTAAAGAAAGAAGAACCTAAAAAGAAAGGTATTCTTGGTAAACTGAAAGAAGCAGCAGACGATAAGGAAGAACAACTTGCAATTCTCTCTACCTTTGTCCGTCTTGGTATTCTTGTTTGGTCTGGTGGAATTCTTACTCTGGCGTATATTAAACTACCTCCTGCCTTGGGAATTCCTGAGCAGAAACTCGATCCAACTTTCATAGCTTCGGTCTTTACTGGAGTTTTAGCTACTTTTGGTGTGCAAGCAGCAAAGAAAGCAGGAGATGGTGGTGGTGGTAATGGTGGTGGTATCACTAAAGAACAGATGGAGAGACTGATTGAGAAGGCAGCACAAACTGCTCCTTCACAAACAATTAGAATCGAACAAGCACCTGTTAAGATTACGACCTCGGATAAAGATGACACTTACAAAATGTAATTACTATGCAAAAAATTATTAACGCAATCGCTATTCTCAGTGGTGTAGTATCACTCACAGTTGTGGGTGGTGGAACATATCTTTATATGAATAAAGATACACTGGTAGAAGATGCTAGAGGAAAAATTACAAAGGCAGTAACTGAAGCAGTTACAGGTTCACTTCCTGGTTTAGTTGGTGGTTCTATGCCAGAACTACCTAGTCAAACTGGTGGAGCTATTCCTGACATTGGTGGTTCTGCATTGCCATTCTGATCATGACTAAATTAAAGATTGTTGCTGCTACTGTTGGAGGTTTATTCGCAGTAGCACATATCGGATTGTTAGGTTATGTATTCAGAAGACCCAATACTCCACAGGTTCCTACTATCAATATTCCTCACGGGGAGTATTCATCTTATAGTATCAAAGCAGGTAAAGATGGATACCAAATTGATTTTAGAGCAAACGATCCTGCTATCTTAGAATCTGAACAAACACTAGATCTTTTAAAAAATAAGAAAGGACTGTTTGGTGGTGGTATAGAAGACCGTCTAGAATATCGTCGTGATCAATTCACTATGGATGGGTTTAGAAACCTAGGAGGTGCAACTAATGAGCAGGGAAAGTCTGCGAAAGAAGTAGAGTGCATCGTGGCGGACGCTGGCGCACGGAGTCAAGGTGCAATGGCAGGTAGTGCTATTGCTGCTGGCGTTGCTGTTCCTGCCCTTTCTGGCATCCCCTATGTGGGTTGGTTAGCTGGTGGTTGGGCGTTACTTCTAGGTAACAAAGCAGGATCTGAGGCAGGATCACAAATTGGTAGTGTATTTAATGATTGTTGATGGAAATTCCTGAAATTATATTGAGAGGAGGGGAGATTGATACTATCAAAATCCCTTTCACTCCTGATTATTTGTTAGATCCACCTCAAGCAATCCCTATCTATCCTCCTGTAACTACAGAGGTAGGCATACCGATTGTCGATATGCCTGGTTGTGTAGAAGCACATGATGTAGATGAAAACAATATGCTTGAGACTGCTGACCCAAAAGGTGTCAGGACATATTGTGATGCTGGAATGCCATCTTATAATCCTATTGATTATAATAAAGATGAACTGCAGTTTACAGGAGAAGCAGAAGTACCTCCTGTGAGATCACCAGAATCACCAGAGGTAGATTCACCTGAAATACCAAAGGATACTAATACTGCTTCAGTGAAGTGTCCTACAGAAGCACAAAAATTAAAGGAACCAATCGGTACTCTTACCGATGGTGGTACTAAAAAAATTATTGAGTATAGATTGGTTGGAAAAGAATGTATACCAATCAAAGAAGAGATTACTGTTGTTGATCAATTTATTAAAGGAATACCATCTACAAACCAAGTCACAACAACAGCATCAATTGCTATCGTAGCAACTGCAGCTGCGACTGCCACTCCTTTCCTATTGAAAGTTGTTAAACCAATTGTCAAACAGATCATTAAAAAAGTTAAGAAGTTATTAGGAAAAGAACCTCCTAAACTATCTGCTAATGAAATTCAAACTAATAAGTATAGAGAGAAGAGAGGATTACCTCCTTTCAAACTACCCAAAAAATAATTTTAAAAGAACGTGACAAATTACAAAGAAATTGATTGGCGAGAAGATTATAAAAAGTACACCAACGACCCGAGAGATCTTCGACGTTTAGAAGAGGGTGCAAAAAGTTTGGCACAGTCATGGCATTTACAAGCCATGTTTTATAGGTGGAAGAAGATTGTGGGTACTAATCACCAATAGAAATAGGAAGACTTAACACTGACGCATCAGTGCTAACTTTGGGTTTCGCATTAGGAATCTTATGTACATGTGGAACCATAAAGTTTACACCTTGTACTTGAACGTCTGCACATATCCTTGCATATTTTGTATTAGGTGCGAATCGAATTCCAGATTTCATTAACTCACCACAATTTTTAAGACGAGCTATCTCAAAATCCAATCTTTTATTAGCATTAGCTTGTTGCATCAAAGCAATGTTAGACTGTGCTGCTTCTTTACATAACTGCTGTAATTTTTTATCTCTTGGAACAGACCATGTTGCACTGATACCAACGGATAAGTTGTAATTATCTTTCTGTCCAGTTCTAGTTGGTTGCATCCATAATATGTCACCAGGATTATCAGGTGCTCCATCTTCATCCATATCTCTCATATCATACACTGGAGTATCATAGAAATCTTGATATGGTTTCTGTGCTGATGCACTACCAGTAATGAATGGTGTAAAGTTTACAGTTTCACCTTGACATTGAATACCAGCACCATAAGTATTAGTAATATATGGTCCTTGTAAAACCTGAATAGCTTGATTGGTAACTGAGCCAGAGCTATTTGCTACGGGGGATGCGGTTGCACTTACACCCCCTACAGTCTCTGCATTCACAGGGGCAGTTACACTTACAGTTAGGGCAGATAGACATAGTGTTTTTATTGCGAGAAGATACTTGTTGTGTCGGTTACGCTTGTAACCTCTGTTACTCTGTTTATAATCGTATGATTTTGAAGGCCAGGTCCGTTGTATGTATTTGAGAATTGAAAAGCTTCGCCTGGTGTTGTTTGTGTAAACGCTGGCGTACTGGTTACTCCAGTCCATGATGATGTCACTCCATTAATAGTTACGTTGTTGGAATCTGTGCTTGGTGTCAGATTTCCACTTGCAGTTACGCCTGATCCAGTGACAGAATATTGATATCCTGTCGCATAGTCCATGCTGTTTATGGTCTCGGTTACCTTACTGGTCGTCTCCGTATGACTGGTCATACTTCCCTGGCTGAAATTTGGGACCACGGGGACCGCCAATACACCTACAGGAATAAGACTTACTCCCACCACAGACATCACAATATATGTGATTCTCTTTCCAAAAAGGGTCATCTTTGATACTCCTAGTCAATGACAGTAATCTCAGAAACA